GTTCTTAATGGTTGACTTACCTGTGTTTGACCATCCAGTTACAATGGTTAGATAACCCTTTGGAATGCCTGGAAGTTTAATTGCATCTGAGAATGCTTCTGGAAGTGGAATAAAATCCGTTGGTTTATCTGCCACAGACTTTACCAAATCCTTATTTGTCTTCATCGTCAAACCATATTTTTCCTTAAAACTAGCTATGCTAGGCTTTTTAAATTCCTTTTTCTTGATTGGTTGCTTCATAATTAAATTCTTTTAAAATATGTTCATTTCTAACTGCGTAAAATCTTTGTTCATGTCCATTATAGACTATTACTTCATCCATAAATGTATTAGAATCGACCACACCTTCAATTATTCTAAATTTATCAGGTCTTTCAAATTCGTCTCTCCAATTATCGTACCATTTGAATCTAAGTAATGTTCCGATTTTATAATCTCGTTTAAGTCTCATTTCCCTTTAGCAGTTTATCCCTAACCTTATTCTTCCAACATCTTCTACAAATGGCTCTATACTTGTCATTGCCGCCAATCTCAACTTGGCTACCTTCAATAACAATTTCACCATTTTCATCGAATCTTGCATTTATCGAGGTCTTCCTTTCTCCACATTCACATGTAGACTTGATTTCCTCAATATCGTCAGCAAGTTCAAAAAGACGCTTAGAACCTGGAAATAAGTGTGATTGAAAATCGGTTCTCAAACCGAAACACATAACATTAACATCAAGGAAATCCACTACATCTGATAATTGGTCAACTTGTTCCTCAGTTAGGAACTGACATTCATCAATTATCACCCATTTCAGTATTTCAAGCTGTGATGCTAATACGTTCTTATATGCCTTTATTGCTTTATATAGATTGATTTCCTTGTCAACCATGATACATTTTCGCTCAAGGCCAGCTCTAGAACGTATGATACCCTCGCCATCCCTTGTATCTAGTGATGGTTTGAGTACCATTATCTGCACACCTTTTTCCTCAAAGTTATAAGCTGTGCTCAATAGCCTCAGTGTTTTCGCTGAAGCCATTGAGCCGTAGTAGTAAAACAGTTTACTCATATTGATTGTAACATTGCCTCTTAGAATGGTAAATCGTCCTCATCTTCATCCTTGACATCATTACCATCGATTATATTCACACCGCTAGATTCGGCTATGTCTGAGAAATCCTTGGTAGGCTCTGTTATTGCCTCCTCAATTCTCTGCTTCTCAGCCTCTTCCTTAATCTTCGTAAGTTCTTCCTTATCAATATATTTGTTATCTTCCTTGCTATAAACTGGAACTCCACCCATAGCAATGATTTCCATATATTCATAAGGTTTCACAGTGTATACCTCATTCCACTGCTTGCTATCATGAATCCACTTCTCACCAAGTTCAAAGTCATCTGAAAGAGGTGAAGGGATACCTGCATCGATAATCTGAATTGTGGTCTTATTATCACTTGTCCTAGTCAAGGTAACGTCTAGGTCGAGGCCATTGTTAAGGTCGAAAATACTGTACTTATTACCCTTCTTGGCTGCTGCCTCTGCACGTCTTGTTGCAAGGTTCATAATCTTGTCATAAACGCCATCCTTTTTCTTAGAAGAGTTGAAAAGCCAGAACTTAACTCCGTCTTCCTCATGGTCACGCTCAATACAGCGCACAATCCACATTTCCTTAACACGATTAAGGAATTCAACATCACCGTACTTCTTCTTCGTTGGTTCATCAAGTGCCTTGCTCTTAAGCTCACGTGCCTTTGCAGATGTCTCACAGAAAGGACACTTCTCACCCATCACACTACCATCTTTCTTGTTGTGCGTTGGGCATACAAAAGTCTTCCATCCACTAGATGAAACCTCCTTGTTAACCTTTACGGTATGCATAAAAACTTTCTTGAATGGACTGCCACCTTCTGGGGAGAATGGTAACAATCTGATTGTGAGTGTCTTAGAATCCTCGTTTGCTCCTAATCTTGCTTGCAAATAATTCTTTGTGTCAAACTGAGTTTTCTTAACTGGTTGTTTTTGTTCTTGTTCGTACTGATTCTTTACTGCGTCATCATCGATGTTAACGCTAAAATTCTTGTTGCTCATAAATTGATTTGTTATTAAAAAAATTATTTTAGATGCACGTCTATATACGTGCTTAAATGTATTGCAAAGATATAAAAAAAAATTGAAAAAAACAAATTTCCCAGCTATTATTTCACCATAACTGGGAAATTAATATAGAATTAATAATTGATACCGTCTTCATCGTATCTGCTCTGCCATTGCTTGAAGTCATATTGTCTGAATATGTAAGCAAGACACTGTGCCAATGTTTCATCACCAAGGCATCTTACGATTGCGCTATTAATGGTTTCCTCTCCCATTTCTTGAACGGCTAGGTTATATGCCTCTTGTGCTTCGGAAGAATCAACAACCCAACCACCACTTTCAGCCTCCTTAATAATCCTCTTTGCGGATTCATTTACAATTCTACGAAGGTCTTGTTCCGTTAGTCTTATTACCTTTTTCATTAGAAATTAAACAATTTGTCTAGTGTCTGAACGTCATCGTCATTAATCTTGAAGAAAGTATTTGCGATGTCATCAGCTGGGTTATCAACATCATCATTGGTAATGACGTATTCCTTAGTTGTAGGCTCTGAGTTATCAGAATATGCCTCGTAGCCACCTTGTTTTGCCTTCTCATCCCAATATTCATTTGGCTTTACATTGAATGGGTATGAGTCCAATGAGCGAAGATTAAGTTTTTCTGTCTGGGTTGGATTTCTCTTCTCGAATTCAGCCTTTAATGCCTCAATCTCATTGTTATTATTGTCAACCTTCTGTAAAAGATTACTGATTGAGTCAATCAATGAGCTTATTCTTGTATCAACCTTTGACAAATCCCTACCAATACGGTTCTGTTTGACATTAAGTTTATCTTCAGCTCTTGTCAAACCATCAATGTCAATGGTGTCACCGTCATCCTCAGACATATCACCATTTGCATCAGCTAATGGGTCTTCACCACCCATGCCACCGCCCATAGGGTCAGCCATTGGGTCTTGGCCTCCACCCATTGCATTTGGGTCGCCACCACCCATAGGGTCAGCACCACCACCTCCCATAGGGTCTGGACCTCCCATACCACCATTAGGGTCAGCACCACCCATTGCGTTAGGGTCTCCACCGCCCATTGGGTCTGGGCCTCCACCCATTCCACCGTTAGGGTCTCCTCCCATTGCATTTGGGTCGCCACCACCCATCATTGGGTCTTGACCGCCCATTGCATTTGGGTCTTGCTGTTGGTCTTCACCAGCCTCATCAACCTCTTCCTCGGCAAATGGTATATAGCCTTCTACGAGACTCATAAAGTGCTTATGTGCCTCGTATAAATTATGTTCCTTAAGATACTTAATGTCAGTTGCCATTTGTATTAATCGTTCAATAGTTCCTTATTGTCTTCAGTTAAAATTGTCTTTGAACTCTCAGTTCTCTCGATAAGACCCTTGTCCTTCTTGACTCTCTTTACTGGTGCTGCTGCAACGTCTGTTCCACTGAGCACGCTCTGAGCCATTGCTATCTTCTCGCTTGTAGTCATAACTTCTTTAATTTCGTTTATGTTATTTTCAATCCTCTTTTGAGGCTTCATACTATTAATATGCTTTATAATAAATCTTCCCATAGCTTTATGAATTTATTTACTATAAATATCACATTAGTTGAAAAACAACGATTTATCCTCTATTTTAGATAGATTTGAGATTGAAAGTTCACCATTTGTTATGATTATTAGCTTATCCTTGTATTTATCCCAGTCAACAACGTATTCATTGTTTGGAGTGGAATCTCCCTTTTCTTGCTCTATGAGCTTATTGAGTGCGTTTATGGAGAATAGACAGCCGTTCTTAACATGCATAACCGTAGCATTGTTAAGATTCTTAATGAATTTTTCCTTATCAAAAGTCTTGAATGTTACAAGGTACTCACGTTTGTTGGTATCAATTGAATAGATGAAAATCTTATCATACTTGATGCCGTAGTCGTTTTTAAGTTCCTCGATAAATGTTAGTATTCTGTTCTTCTTTACAAATGTGCCTATTATGATTCCACGTTCCGTTGTCATTTTGTTTATCAACTTGATACAAAGTATGGTATTGCATACTTCTTATTTCCCAATTGTTTGGATAACTTGAAGATAATCTTCTCGTCATCCTCAATAACTCTTATTCCTTTTTGCTTAATCTTATTTATAATCTTTTCTCTGGCTATCTTGCAATACCCCAAGACTTGAAGCGAAAGTCCTAACACCTTTCCATCGTAAGGGATATACAAAATGTCTCTACTTAAATAAATACTTTCAATTTCCTTAGAATTTAGTATAATATTATATAATTTTTTTATATTACTATATTTTAACTTAAATATATTAATATAATAATAATCTATATTATTTAATATATTATTATATATAATATTATAGAAATTTTTCAAGTCTTCCTCATAATCGCTTCTGCTCTCTGTTGGGCTGAACGTCCAATACAAGTTCTCATCAAGCTTTTTATCCAAAATACCTTTGTATCTTGGGTCTTCCTTTGCTTTCTTCCAACTAGCGATAAGAATAGGTTTTGCGGAGTCAGCGAGTGAAATATCGCCCACTTGCCCCACAAAACCATCAATGTTTTTCAGTTTCCTATCCGTAACAATATAACCTAGAATCATAACACTTTTTTTATTCAATTTTTGCAAAGATATATAAAAAATGTTAAAATTCCAAATTTAAGCACTACATTGATTTAAACACTTTCCATTAAAACAACGCTGTGGTTTGGCCGTAGTTGCTTTTCCTCCACCCTTATATTGTAC